CATTATAGGAGCTATTGCAGATGCAAACGAGTCTTTAGCTTTATCTAAGGCTTTTTGAGCCGTAGCAACATTATCAAACTTCATATTAGCTAATTTAAAGTCCTCTTTGTTGTACATAGCCTTTTCTAAAGCAGCAGCTTTTTCAACATCACCTGCCTCTTTAGCTTTTTTAATAGCTTCTTGGTATACTTTAACACTGCCCTGATCTAATTTTTTAATAGCTTCTTTCTTTCTTAAAGTATCTGTAAATTCATCTACACCCATCCCTGCCGCTTTAGCTAAAGCTTCTTGTTGAAGAACATTTAATTTTGTAAATTGATTTATCCCTCCAACTTGTTTAGCTACTTCTTCAGCAGCACCAGCAGCATCACCTTGTAAAGCTAAATATCTAGCTTTTTCTAAATTTAAGTCTTTACCTGTTAATAATTCTGCTTCTAATTCATTAGTAATTGAATCTTCAAAATTAAGTAAACCCTTAGATATGTTTTGAGCTTGTTGTAAAGTCATACCTAATTTTTGGGTTTGAACAACTGCTTTAGCTAATAATTCTGGGCTTCCTTTATATTGAGCGTATAGTTGTCCATTTACTTTAGCTACTTCTTGAATTACTTTTTTATTACTTATATTACCTTTAGCTTGTTTAGCTACAGAATTAACAATATTTTCAGCAGTTTTTCCTCCCATTGCTGAGAGTTCATTGTATCGAGCTGCTTCTTCATTACTTAATCCTAATTTTTGAGTTAAATTATTATAATCTTCTAATTGTTTACCTGAGTATGTGTTTGATAGTCCAAGTGCGTCATTTAATTCATTAGTTGCTTTAACAAAATTTTCTCGAGTTCCTAATAAATCATTAGAAGCCATTGCTGCGTCTTGAAGACGTTGAGTTTCTAATCTAGCATATTCATAACTTATGGCTTGATTTTTACTTATATCGTATATATTTTTACTAAATTCATTTCCAAAACCAATCAACATTTTCATTCCCTTAGCAAATAATCCTAATGAAACTAAAGGATCTGAAAGTGATTTTCCTACAGCTTTAAAAGTTCCTCCAATAGCTGTTCCTAATACACTATACTGACTGCCTGTTTTTTCGGCAGTTTTTCTCATTTGTTCTTGAATTTCTTCTATTTGTTCACTTTGTACTCCTATTTTACCAAGAGTACTAGAAATTCCTTGAAAAATTTTACCTGTAATTCCAAGAGTTTTTTGGATTTTTATTTCTTGATCAAGACGGTCACGAGCTGTATTTAACGCTATATTATTTTGAATATTTTCCGATTCAAGTTCGGCAATCATCTTTTCTTCGTTTGCCGTAAGTCTTTTTCCGCTTGTTTGTTTTTCTTTTAATATTTTTAAAGCTTCTTGTTGAATTCTAATTTCTTGTCGAATAGAAGAAATATTAGATTTAATGTCTTTAGAAGACATTCTATTTATTCCTAATGCATCTTCTTGAAATTTATTACTAATAGATTGTAATCTATTAAAAGAACTTAAAGCTACTTTCATTCCGTCTGTAGCTTTACCAAATTCTTTTTTAATATCTTTTAATATACCATCAACAGCACCCCAAGTATTATTTACTTCATCTAAAGCATTTTTATAATCTAAAATTTCTTTATTTAATTCTTTAATTTGATCAACTTCATTTTTACTAACTAATTTATACTCAACAGTTTCACCAAATTGTTTTCTTAATTGGGCAAGTTCTTTTTTAAGATCCTCTATGTTATCGTTAGCCATTTAAGTAAAATTATATATATTATATATAATAAATATTGATAAACGTTATTTTTTAGTTGAAGTTGTAGGATTATACGAAGGTGAGCGCTTTGCTGGCTGTCTTGCGTAATCTGGTATTTTTGCTGAAGCTTTTGCGGCTTCACTATTTTTATTAGTCCATGATTCTTCTGCATCTTTTTGTGCAGTATTTTGATTATCGTAGTATTCTTTCATTTTATTAAAAGTAAACATACGCAACCAAATGGGCATATTATATACTGTATGCCAGTCGTAACCACCTTGACCATGAAAAACTATTTCATGGATAGTATTAAAAAGTGCTAATCTATACTCATGCGTCAGGCCAAAGAAAGGTAATCCCAATTGGTATGGTTACGCCCTCCTCAACGTAACCATCATTAGAATAAGTAAATTCAAGTTTAACACCGGGAACAATAGAAGATATATATTCACGTAATGCTCTAGAATCTTTAGCTAATAAATAATTATCAACAAATTCTCTAACGGTTTTATTACTTTTATCACCATTAACAGATGTAATTATGTATTTCCATCTAGTTGATATTTCTGGGCTAGCTTTAGGATTTATCTTTTTTAAACCTTGTAATTCTTGTTCAATTTTTTTCTCGTCTCCGTGAGTTAAAAGTTTAAAAGTTACTTCATTTCCGGAATGAGGAAGTGTAAATGGAAATTCATTAGTACGAGGTGTTTTAACTAAACTTTCGTCTAATTTTTTTTCTTCAAGTGTAGTTAAGTCAATAGTTACGTCTTCAGCAACCCCAGTTGAACTAGGAGTATATTTAAATACATAATCTTTTCCATAACCTAAAACTCTAGCTGCAATCATAATTGCATCTTTATCACAAACTAATAAATCTTCGTAGTTAATTTTTGTTACAATCATTGATTGTAATAATTTATCTACTACTGTACCTTGTCTGAGATAGTTTTGATTAGTTAAAATATCTTCTTCTTTAGCAGTCATATATTTCATTTCAATACGACCTGTTGCTAAAGGACTACCTTCAGCATATAGTAACCCCTGTGATGGTAATTCTATTGTTTCTGTAGGGAATTTAAATTTTGGTGTTTCTTGTGTAACTTGATTTTCCATAATAACTTTAATGTTTATTATACATATTTTAAGATAAAAAAAGCTTACCGAATGGCAAGCTTAATTTTATTTTTACGTTTGTATTTAATTAGTAATTTAGGATACAATAATCCATACCTAAACTAACTGAAATTTCTTGAGCTGCGTTTTCATCATCCCAACCATAATCACCAAAGTTTGCAGTTTTAATAAATGCTCCTTTAATAATCCATTCACTTACTATATCACCTACAGGACCCAATACGTTGATAGTTACATCTTTCTTATAGAAATCAGAATAACCATCACGACCAGTTACTGATTCGTGGTGTAGACGCACCCATTCCATTACAGCTTGAGCACCAGATGGTGTGATAGGATCAAATAAAGTCATGTCTATGTCTTTCCATTCTGCTTTTCCTTTAATTTTGCGATAAACGTTAATGTGGTTTAATTTAATTTCACCCATTTCAACGTTTACAGCACTTATTTTTTTAATCATGTATGTAGGGATGCCATCAACGTACATAATGAAGCGATTTTTTACCTTTGGTTCAAATGCGGTAAAAAATATTTCGTTTGGACTTAATACTGCCATTTTATTTTGTGTTTAGTTTTGTTTATTATACGTATTTAATTTTTAAAAAATCTTCCCCTTTTCAGGGGAAGAATTTAAATTATTAGGCTGGGAAAGTTGCGCCAGTTGGAGTAATGATGAAATCTAAGTAGATAAATTCAGCAGTTTTAGTAGGCTGAACATAAATCTGACCTATTAATTGATTTCTATCAATTACAGCAGCTGTATTGTTTGTATCATCCATTACCACTTTAAATGCATACAAACCTTGTCTTTGTTGTACTGAAGATAAGTATGGATTAACTTGGCTTAAGAATATGTTTCTTGTAGCTATTGTATTTTGTTCAAATACTAATGTATTAGCTACTTGAGAAATATATGATTTAAGAGCAATTAACAAACGACGAACGTTTACACGATCAAGAGCAGATGGTTTTTGTTGTAAGGTTTTCTGACCATATACTACAATACCTTGACCAGGGAAAGTAGCTATTGGATTAACTTTACCATTGTAAAGAGCATCACGAGTTGATTGGTTTAATTTTTGTTCAACACGAATTACAGTTCCTAAACCACCACGATTAATACCTGCTGGTGCGAACCAAGGTTCAGCTACTGAGTCGTTATAAGCATATACACCTATAATCATTGTAGAAGCTGGAACCCAAACGTTTTTACCAGTTCCTGGGTCAAGAATTTGACACCATGGCCAGTATGAAGCAGCATATGAAGTATCACGTGAAGCAGCTTGAGTAATTGCTGAAGTGTAAGTTGAAGAATAATCTACTGGGTCAAGTACAAAAATATTATCACCACGTTGTTGAGTGTTTGTAATTATTGTACTGATTGCACTTGTATGTAATTCATTTACTATACCAGGAGTAATTAAAATGTTAAACTGATAATCATCTTTGTTACTTAACAAGTTAACCATATTAGTATAGCAACCTGCATCTAAACCTTGAGTATTGTTAGCAGTAATAGCTGTGTAAAAATTAGCTCCACCTTTTATATCACCAGTAGCACCATTAAATGAGCCACTAGCTGCTAAAGGAATAGAAGCAGTATATTGATTTTTAGCTACACCCGTATTATCTAAATAATCTGGGGTTAATAAGTTAACTGATGATACATAAACAAATTTTGAGTTGTTTGCAAAGCTACCAGTTAATTCAATTTGATTAGTACTAGAATTGTAATTGTAAACATAATCACCAATTACTTTAGATACGAAGTTAGGTGATTTAGGATCTAATGATAAACCAGTAAATGTTTCTAACACTATTTTACTGTTAGTAATATCATTACCTTGACGAATTAATAAATCAAAAGTACCAGAAGAAGTACTTGGGTTAACAATTTCCCAACGGATATTATCAACAGATCCACTTATTAAAGCACCAGCAGAATCTAATGCTCCAGAATTGTTCATAATAATACCTTTAGATATTGTTTTAAGAACAAATGCTGGTTGAGAAGA